ATTTAATTATGTATGTTTTGTTGGCGATACGATACTTTTCAATATAGTATGTCAGCATGCTTCTATACACTTCTTGTTTGATTTTAGCGGTATTGATTGCTGGGACATTTACTACAAAGCTGTGTGAGGTAGTGTCTGTTTTATCATCACGTCGATACAGTACCGTACCAACTCTACCTTCTGACTGCTTGTGTAATTTTATGTGCTTAGACTTATCAATGCTTGCTTCCTCAAAAAAAATTGGCACTCCACGTGTATCGCCATTAGTAATAGTGATTTTACTATTGCTGGATGCAAAGTATTTAGAGAACTTATGATTGAGAAACCACTCGAAATAACCAATTTGGCTTGTTACACTGGCTTCAATTCGTTGCTCCTTAGCGTACTCTACAAACGCATCATTAATAGTTTGAAGTGGCTTAATGATAGCTTGAAGGTACAGAATCAGCTTGCGCCCTCCAAGATAGTAAGGCACAAGCTGATTTATTGTTTTATCAAAATTGATTGCATATCTCATACTTTATCTTCCAGTTTAAGTGTGATAGCACTGCGCCAAGTCTGAAGGTTTTCCTCTTTACCTGTGCCTGTACTTTCCTTTATATAACCGCTATTGGGTACAACGTAACGTTCAATGCGCTGTTCTACACTACCGCTTTTCTCAATAATGTTATTATCATCATTGTACTGCACAATAAAAATACCTTGTAAGTCAGTGGCCTTGCTGGAAATGAACACGTCTGTTACATGTTCTGCTTTCTGAATACAATCTAAGACTTTTTGGGCATATACTACACCATTAAAATCAAGGTTAGCAATAAACTCCTTCAGTGCATTTTCAATGTTAGTATAGACTTCATCTTCACTAACAGCTCCATCGTGGTAAACGGTTACTCGTGGAATCAATACATCACCCAATCTACTCACAACAGTGGCGTGCTGACCAGCAAACAAGAGCTTATTAAGATATGCTCTGATTTTGATAAGTTCGCTGTGTTCGATCTGAGTGTATGCTCCTGGCACACCTGAAGCGATCTTCAAAATCATCATGTTGTCATTGAATCCGTCTTCACGTCCTTCTGAATATGCTGCCTTAGTAACAATACGCTTGTTAGGATCTATAGTCGCATAACCAAAGCGTGTACCATCTTCACTCACCTCCAGCTCATCGCCTTTCTGATATTTGATAAGCATATTTGCAAAGTACGCTGGAGTTCCATTGATGCGATTGGTTAAATCCTTTGCAAGATCTATCTTAAAGACATCTAACAAGTTCTCAAAGCTCCATATACAAGTACTTGCTACCCATGTAAAAGCGTCAAGAACGGACATCTTTGAGTCGTTCTTAAACTCTGTAAGCTCTAAGTGTTTGTTTCGTGCACTCTTAGCTTCTGTATATATTTCTGATAATGTACGTGCCATTATAATGTATATTCTTGTCCGTTAATGATAAATTTCCATTTGCCGTTCTTGTTCCAATCAACCTCTCCCAAGATAGTGCGAATTGCTTTCACTCCAGTTTCACCTGGCATCTTATCAAGGTAAACTATACAGTTACGACGGCTACCATAGTGCTTCACGACATAGTCCAAGTATTCATCTACCACATCTTCTGTGATAAAATGTGTCGAGCGTAAGTCCAGTTCCATAAGGCTCATATCACCAATAGGTAACAGACTTGCTACTGTACAGGAAGGAAGTGATACCTTATATGTTCCTTCAAACAAGAATAGGCTTTCTAAAGAGTAGCCGTTTGCCTTACTATAAAATTCATCTACCGTTATAGGACGCATAAGGTAAAAATGTCCGCCTAACCCACTATTATCAAAATAGGTTAACTGGAATGTTCCGTACACTTTGATGCGTCTTGTCTCTACTGTAGAGTCAAAGTAGTGCTCAACCGTTTGGTTTGTATGACTCAACGTTACAGTCTCCAATGGAGAATTGTCACCCCAGTCAATTATCATTTCACCTTCACCACCTACAATCATTGCAACATGAGTAAGGAGAACGTTGCAGTTAACAATGAACATCAAAGGGGCATCTGGATGCTTTAAGTAAACATGACGCATACTATTAGAAGGAACAATATCATCTTTCTTCATCTGAGAGACCACGCTCTCGTTAATAACAAAATAATCGTGATACTCCAGTTCCATACCAGGTTGCAACTCTGTAGTCATGCTTAGCCATTCGTTTGTGATAAGCAAATCAAACAACCCTTCAATGCTGCCATACAAATGTAGAGCTACGTCATAGAGGTTCTGTGCAGGTTTTACTTTATATATTGCCATTCTTAATCAGTGTTTGCTACGTTAATATCAAGCGACATCTGGTGTGTCTCATAATCGTACTCTGCGTTATTGACATATACGCCATCATCCAAGAACTCCTGCATAATACGTTCAGCAAGCGCAGAAGATTGGATATTGTTGGCATTAATCCAGCGATTCAATCCTACACCTGTCAGTGGATAACGATAGTTGTTACTTGGATGACAAGCCAACATACAATTGGCGTTTTGACGATCTGCTGGAATGATATTAAAGTCACTTTGCTCGCATCCGTATAAGTCTATCACACCACCGTTAATACGCCCATATAGGCACTCTTCAGACAACATACGAAGCTGGCTTGCATAAGCGTTTTTTTTCTCGCCTCCATACATAGCAACCTTAACCAAATGCCATTCGCTGCCATCGGTCTCATTTATAATATACTGGATGTGACCATCATTAAAGACTCTGCGCACCCGTATCATTATTTCCTTGTACTTAGGGGTGTATGGCACAACAAAATAAAATCCACCCATGCTCATAGCGTTACCGTGTCGAATAACGTCTTCTTTTAGCATACCTGGAACATCTACCTCTCCATAGACATAACGAGAAAGTCCAGATGGATTATTTACCCATCTGAACTCACGTCTCTTATAACTGTTCTGGCGTGTAATATTCACGTCGCCAGTATTAATATGTATTTCAATATCTTTACGCATTATTATGATAATATAGAAACCAACTGAATATAATATCCTGTACCTTTACCTGTACCTTTATCTGGTGTAAAACATAACGAAAATGTACAACAATCTCCTGGTCCCATGATATGGCAAGAATCATCCCACTCTCCACCATCTGAATTAACAAGCTCTCCACCATTAGGCTTGCTCTTTTGCGAACAAATCATAAAGTCTTTTGAGTCCTTTCTTGCAATCACCGTCACTAAAATTGCAAATGGCTTATTTGGATCTGAGATGCCCAGTTGTTCTCTTGCTGCATCTAATGTTGGTAAAAAGAACGCAGTGTATGTGCGTCTTTTACCTTCCCTTTTGGGGTCTACATCGTTATATAACAACACTGTCGTACCAAAACTTAAATCGATAAGGTTTACATCATTGGATGTAGAATATGCTAATGAATGACCGCTACTAATTATACCACCATGTACTTGCACTCCTCCTACAAATCGTGCGGAAATATCTCTGTTAATAACATTATCTGAGATAACCTGCATAGCTGGCTCGTATTCATGAAATGCTTTATTCATCTTACGATAAATATACATAGCACTTGCACAATCAGCATCCTGGATGTCATGTGTGTTTGGATTTGAACCACGGCCAATGCCCACCTTCAACGCCGATATGTCACCAGGTTTAAAATATCCTGCTTGCTGTCCAATCAACAAAGAAGATGAATTTAAATAGCAAAAATCAGCGTATTCGCTGGTTGGCCATTTATCTTTATCTCCTGCATAAATACCATCATAACCAATCTTAAATGGGCCGATTTTTCCAGAGCTGGAAGTGATTTCTCCTTCAATTTGCAGATTACCCTTATCATCCCACTTAATATTTTTATTTGCTAAGTAACCGCTACCATCTTGCATCAGAGCCCATGCGTCCCCATTAGAGATGATAACTTTTGTCTTCATAGTAGTAGCATCCAGTGTGCCAGTCTTAATGCTGGAAGCAGATAACGTTACTTCATCGCTAAGCGTAACATTACCTTCTGCATCCCATTTAAAATTACCGCCACCAACTTCACCTGAACCATCGGCGTTTAATTGCCATTTGAATCCACGTATGCCATTTTCCCCAAGCGTTATATCGCCTGGATTATCTGTAAACTCGCCTGCAATATCCTTAACTGTGCCTTTGTATAATGCTGAACCATAGAAGTTCCAACCAGCAATCACGTTAGTTTGTGCGTTGCTGAGACGGAACAATAAGTTGCCTTTTGTGTCATAAGCAGCCAAACTTGCTTGTGCTTGGTCACGCATCATATAAATACCGCCAGCTTCTTTTATTTTATCAGCAACTTTCGCACTGTCAATATTGGTAATACCCTCACCAGACAGAAAAACACCTGCCAAATTTGGGTCAGATATAAGGGCTGAATAATTCGTCGATAATCTGTTCGGAAGGATAGTCCAACCAGCGATCGAAGCATTTCCGTTTTCATCAATACCAAATTTGCCATTAGCAAAGCTAACAGCTCCATCGTTATCAATATAGAAATGTTGGCCTCGCAAACCGTTTGTACCAAGAGTTATTCCAGCTGTACTATACTTACGCAACTTATTGTTCTTTTCCTCACCAACCCACAGAGATGTATCGTCGAATTGCCATCCAGCAATGATATTCTTAGAACCAACTGAAAGAACCTTTACTATATTGTTAGAACTATTAATATAACCCACCAAACCATAGTCATTCGGACTGGTATAGTACATCATTACGCCACCTGTCTGAGTGATAGCTTTGTGATAGTTGAGATCCATATAAGGGTCATCTACATCTCCTGCTGAAATGCCGATAACGCTGTTTGTTGCGTCCAACCCAACGTGTCCGTTAGAGAGTGTGGTTTTACCAATGTTCCAACGACCAATAGTACCTTCAGCACTCTCAATTTTGCCAATGAAAGTAGCCGAACCGTCAGCGTTAAGTGTTACGTTGCCTTTTGCAAATGTAGCGTTACCGTCATTGTCTATCGACCACATAACATCTTGCTTTGCATTACGTGCTTCTATAATACCTTTTGACAATATCTTTAGGCGTCCGTCTTCAGTCTGGATACCTCCATTTTCAATAACCCAGCCTCCGATTGTACCGCCAGTTTCATTGAGATGGAATATTTCTTTACTCGCCTTGTATCCATAAATACCAGGACTAAGTTTTCCAGTTAATGTGCTGGAAGGGCCAATATACACTCCGTTTAGGTCATAGCCTTCCTTACCATCTTTAACGACTTGTGACTTAGTGCCAATAAACATCTTAGGCGTCATCATATAGGTATCCCCAATCCTTGTCTTACTGCCTTCCCAGTCTTTAATCCAGTCAAGCATCGAAGACTCACGTATCACAGTGTATCGCCATGTAATATCAGTAGAGTAACCATCCTCAGTCCTGATATTTAGTGCTACATAGCCTTCCAAAGTATCATTGGGAATCTCCATAAGACGCAACGTCCATTTATTCATATCAACATTATGTGAGTTCTCTGTTGATACAATGTCGCTACTGTGGCCGATAACGGTAAGCGTAAATGGTACAACCACATCGCCACGATTAACGGAAACTGTAGTGATTGCCTGAGATAGCTTAGGGTTGGAACCATCAAAGTCTGCGTGAATTGCGCATACAGGATTTGAGAGCGACACTGTGTAGGCGTCGTTCACAACATTTAAGTCCAATTCTGCGCTCGCTATTGTTCCCATAATTAATATCTTTCGTTTATAAATGAATAGAGGCGTAAGAACTTTGAAGTTTCCCACGCCTCCTGATTAATTGAGTCAATTTACTTATATACAAAATAGTTACTGCCAAATATCCTAACCATCATAAAATACAACATCGCCACTGTAATCATTTTCCAATACCTGAAAGGCTGGAAGCGATAATCATTTACGCACCTTGTCATATTATAAAACAACTCAATGTCTGCTATATATCGTGTGTGCTTATCGCCGCCCTTTTCATAGGCGTTATCATGCAATTCACAAGCCACATAAAATAACTTGTGGTATGGGGGTTTAAACCACTTCAGAATACCTGTTTGACATCCACATCCGTTTGTCATTCACTATATTACCAATTTATTTGGGTAACCTACTTTATAATCAAACATCTGAAGTTGTTCTACAGTGCTACACTTCTCGATACTACATAAATGAGAAGCTGTAACGTCATAACACTGACTTGCGTACACCTCTAACGCATAAATCAACTGGTAGGCTGTAGCAAGGTCGAGGGTGAAGCTGTGTGAGCCGTACCATAGTGTCGTACTGGTATGACCCATTGCTTTTTCTGCATTAAAGCGGACAATTAAACCACTGCGTACATTTTGATGAAGCCATATTTCAATGCCGTTATAAGTGAAGGAGTTGACATGTGCACTCTTATCCCACGCATTAATCTGACGTGTGCGCAATGCTTTCCAACCTTCAAAAACGTCATCAAAGTTAGCAATCAAAGTCTCACAGTCATTTTCGTTAAGTGCAAGTACCATGTCGTCTGACAATGCTTCAATCACTGAAACAGCTGTATATTGCTCTGCCAGAATGCGTTCACCATATCCAGTATATTCATATCCTGGGTGTTCTTCTATTTCTTTTTCGGTTAAGTCACGAACGCTACCTGTCACAAACAAGACGTATTTGCCATGTTTGTTTGTACCTCGTAATAGGGTGGGTGGAATATTATTATAATAGTTTTGTACCATATTGTTGTTCTTTGTTTAATAATAGTACGATATTGAAAGGTGGGTTTGACTCAACAGAGCAGCCATTCCATATAATTATGTTAAACATAATAGGCAAAGCGCATTAAAACGCCTTGCCTATAAAATGCTAAAGAATAAATGTATATGCTACAGTGGGACGTACTTTATTGGGAATCCACTTGCCAAAAGATCCGTAGACGTAACCACTATCAAAGTTAACACCCCATGAGTAGTGCCAGCGATCAGCACAACTACTCCAGTGGCTGTCTGCTGAATGGCTAACAAATGCTGAACGACCACCTTTCACTGCACTTCGCCACAATATCATAGAATAGATAGGGCGATCACATTCCTGAAGGTTTTGAAACCATTGTTCAATTTTCGATATTTCCGCAGTAGTATATGTTCCAGCTTCAATGTGTTCCTTACTTACGTTGTCTCGAATGAATGACGATGTTTTAGAGTTATATGCCTCCAACAACAACGTATCAATCTTTGAACGATTTGGCACTGTACCGTGGCCTTGTGTGGAGGTTGATGCAAGGCCACCAGTGCGCGACTTAAGAAAAAACGCAGTCTTACGCATTAGTTCTCCTATTGCTGGTAAATACCATTTGTGCTTAGCATATTGAGGATCCAATGTTTCATCGGCTCGTACTGTAGGCTCGTACAAGTAACATGAGTAACCTGCTGGATAAGCGAACTGTCGGAAAATTGCCAAGTCGCCGTTGGCTTTTTGCAATATCTCCATCATATCGCCCAGTTCTTCGAGATTAGTAGGCAACGTATTTAAGGTATGAGTCACTACTTTTCCTTCAGCTATGGCCTCATTCCAAACAGTCTCCACATCCTCATTAGCACTATCCATGAGAAAGTTTTTGAAGATCTTTTCCATGTGTAAGACGATATGTCTGGTGAACATATGCCCATTCCAACTGTTAGCAATAACATTACCACTAAATTCCTTAAAACCATCTTCACGCTCCTTATCATAGAACGATGTAGTGGTAATAGTACGTGCACTAAATCCATCATCAACAAGGGGCATATCTGTACCATACACGTTATTTATAGAGGTAGCAGCTTTAATATGAGCACCTGTTGTAGCAATTGGGAAGCCGTTTGAGGAATACACTCCAGATGAACCTTCAGGATAGAGCCCCCATACATGTTCGGATGTGTTGATTACACTATCCTTGCTCTTAATGACAGCATACTCCTTACAGTCAATCAGCAGTCGATAACCCACCAACTTCTTATTTTTCTTCACATCATCACTGGGGATATTAAAACCATCATAGATAGTAGGCTCATGATCTTCTTCACCTTGATACATCGATTCACGCTTAAACACCATACCCACGATTGTCTTATCATTGTGGAACTGATCATCAAAAGTGCCGTCTGCATAAGCAAAGTCGCCAACCTTAGGATGACGTACATAGAATGCAACGTTCAAGTCAGCTTCAATCTCTTTGCGCTTGCCACCAGTAATAACGCCTACTTTTGCTCTTAGTGTGTAACGACGTCCGTTGCCTTCAGTAGTCAAGTTGGTTACATTTAACAAGCCACGTACAGCATCTTCCCAGTTACAATACTGAGATGGTGTAGCTTCAATTCCATTATCGTCAACAAAACTAAAACGGACATCAGGTACTGCTTTACCGTTTTTATCAGTTACGATAGCAATATTGTTGGCATATGCTGGGGTCACACCTATATTATATCTTGTTATACCAGTAGCACTGATATACGATTTACCATTAATATAAATCCCATTAACCATTGCTTTATCGTAATTCAATGCCAAAGGAACGCCACTGGCAGCATCAATATTGCCGTACTTTTCAATCAGTTTCTTCTTGTAAGCATATGTTAAACGATCTGTCGCTGTCTGATGAATAGTAGCACTTCCTGTCAATGAGTAGCCTTCAGTAGTTGTGCCATACGAATACGGAGCAATACTTGCACACCACATAAGCATATCGACTGAAAGCGATGGCCAGTTAATGTTCTTAATTGACATACTCTTCAGGTGTGGTGATTCTGAACGCAACTTACCAACAAAACTAAAAGTGTCAAGTTTGCCAGTTGTTGCACCATCCACAAGAATATTCTGAAGATTAGCCACGCCATCAATAGAGAAGCTATTTAGTGAAGGTATTCCAACAAGTTCCAAGCGTGACAGACCAGAAGGCAAGTTTAAAGTCTGAAGAGATGTTGTTTTAGGCAACGTAATAGATGTGATACCTGTATTGTTTGCCTTCAACGTCTCCAATCGTGTCATCTTACCCAATGCCAGCTCACCGCTTGTACCAGTCATACCCGTAATCTCAATCGAGCGCAAGTTCTGTGCATCAAATTTAATGTTCTGAGGGCGGAATGCAGGGCGCATTAAACCACCACTTTCCTTGTAAGTCTTTGAAGGAACAGCTTTAAATTCTGTCAATCTCTTACCACTGACTGTGAATGTTAAGTTTGGATTGGTTGACAAGTCACCAAGATTGCCCAAGCTCATCAAATAGTGTGCAGCCAATACTGATAAACCAGTATCATTAGAGGTTGTGTTACCGAGATTCAATTCAAACTCTTCTCCAGGTGCGACACGCACATGAGGGTCAATATTGGTTTGACCATTCATACCTACTGGATAGAGATACTGATGAGGCTTCACTTTAAATGTGTAATTTACATTAGATGTTTCCTCGCCAGGCAAGTGAAATGCTTGTATCTGTGCGGCACCAGAGGCGTCCGAAATACCAATATTACCAGTCTTACCGTCTTTGAATGGTCCCCAAGCTGCATATGTTCCCATATAGATGAGACGGCGTGCCATAAATTGAAGCTCACACTCCAACAAGTTACCATTGCTTTGAGTAATAGGACGAATACCACGAGCACCAGGACCACTACTTATAAAACCAAGCATCTCAGGGTACTCATAACGGATTCGAGCAGCTTCGTTAAATGCCACAGCTGGGAAGTATTTCATCACGCTATAGATATACTTCCACAAACATCCCATAACACTCTTCTTAGCAACTGAATCAGGTAAACCTATAATAGTGTCCGACTCTTGTACCAAGTCGCACATAGCAGTGAAGATACGTTGCATCATATTCTGTAACTCACGGGTATCTTCCCACATCATCTCACATAAGTTAAAGAGAATGTTGTTGGCACCCTCATACTTGTTTGTTGTGAGGTCTTCGTCATTATATGGGTGCATACGGTCGATATAGTACTTCTTGGTGCCACGTCCATTGTTATCAATTGGAAGCACAGTGTCTACGTCATCTGTGTGCATCTCCAGCAAATAACATTCACGTGTCTCATTGTCGATGGTCACACTAACTGCCTTAGGATCACAAACAAAATAGGTGTTTTTTGAACAACTATCTGTACCTGCCAAGAGATGAATAACGAATGTGTAGTACAGCTTCAAAGAGTCGACACGGAAGTAGAAGCCAAGATATTTCTTTGCATGTGCAACAATTGCACCGATAAACTCATTATTAAGAGCCGCAAAGTTGGCTTTATTTGATGAAGTTGAATACACACTGGCTGTCATAGTGTCAGTACGGACGTCTACCTTACTCCATGCAGTACCGTTCCAAGTGTCTCCAGCGTCTACCCACTTACTGTTCTTGTAGTCATAACGCTTTAATAGATATGCGTCACTTCCCTCAGTACACCAATACTTACGTGTCGTATTTTTAGCTGCCTCACTTTTCTGGAAGGCGTCAAATGTACCATGATAGTATGCAATCATTGGGCTATGGCGATACAAGAAATTCCAAGCCTCCTTGATGTGGTTAGTTATCTCTACCTTAGGTGACTTCTCTGCATCATTATTAGTTGCACCTGCATCAAAGTCAAGTCCCTGAATGCCATTGTAGAAGAAACCCTCGTCATCTCCCTTGTAATTGATGCTTTCAGAACAGGTAGGGTCGTTATACACAAAAGGTACACGAGCGTCGGTCAAGTGTGCGTTGTTATCTGAACCCTCTATCATATAAAACATAGGGTGCAACTTCTTCACATAACCCCAAGTTGGTTTATCCATCTTGCCTGCACCAAAAGTACAAGGCCCACGATAAACTGGAGATGTTGCATCGTCAGCTTGTGTAAACCATACGAAAGGCTCTGTGTACTTGCTGACACGTGCTGTCTTACAAGCCTTCTGAAGTGAGTTTTCGCCCACGATAACCTTATGCAAGTCATTGTACAGATTGTTTACACCAGTCAAATGTCCCTGCATAGATGAGGCATAATTGATTTTGTTCACTAACTTACTTGCGAGAGGTGTGTTCTTTGCTACCATGTAGCCCTTACCACGATATTTGCCGTTGCCATCAATCCATCCGTCAGGCACCACAACTCCCTTATCAGTATAATCGTATTGCTGAGGCTTAGCTTCAACTGGGTCGTGCTTACCAAGATTACCGCCATAAATATCAACCACCATCTTCGTGCCAACAATCGCATTGCCCTCACCATGAATATCCACACTGTAAGGCGCACTTACCACAATACTTTCATGGAAGTCGGTTACAGGTACCACAATCGTATCTACTATATCACTCAGCTTCCACTGAATATTAGAATAGTAATATGTATTTGCTGTAGAACCCTGACGCTTAGTCTTCATCGACTTAGTTGCCTTGCAGATGGTGCCAGAATACTCAGGAAGATATTTGCCGTCATTGTCATACTGAACGATTTCAAGCCACCCCTTCATTGCTGAGGTGTTCTGGTGGAAAGGTTCTTTTCCATGCCAGATAAGAGCACGCTTACCAGGCTGAGAGCGGTCTGTAGGACATACTTTATTGATGTCAATCTTACCACCAGTAATAAGGCTGTTGGCGGTCTTCATTTCACGTTTTGCTTCAGTAGTAGGTAGCGTACTTATATAATTATCAAGTACTTCATGAGAATTTAAAGCAGCGTGTGTATAACAACGGATGCTATAGATGTCAAGGTCACAACCCTTCTGACCGAGTGTGATACCACCATTGCTCATCAGACCAGTACAGAACTCGTCGTTATCGGTAATGCTATACTTAATCTCACGCTGGATATTATCGTTAACAAATACACGACATAGCGCAATTGTAGTAGCTGATAGGTTATAGTTTGTAGCAGTTGAAGGGGGTGCTAAAGCATCTCCTAAGTCTGGAGATATGCTGTTATTGATGTTGATAGTGATATGAGTGCGCACATCCTCACGCCATGAAAAGTCGGTCTCATCACCAATCGTATTATTTTTCGTGAAAATATTACCAGTCAAAGGTTTTAATACGAGACCACGCTTATGACCTGCAATCGTTTCAAAGATACTGACAATGGGGTCAACTTCATTTGTTACATTACGCACCATAAAATCCATCTCCAGTGTCATACCACTATCTGCGGTACTGAGGAATTGAGCAAATGGGTTGTATTTGAAGTTCACAGATGCGCCAGCAGGGATGTGAAGAATCTTTTGACCGTCAATATCAGAAGTTACCCAACCATCAGTCTGAAAGTTAAAGCCTTTCCATGTACTTTCAATAACAGCGTTATTCTTCTTTGAGTTCATAATAACAGCTGGATTACTCTCAGAGTTATTGCGAATCTTAGGGTTGAGCATGAAATCTGCGCCGCTCTTAGGAGCAAAACTATCACTGTTGTCAATTGAGACCAACAATGCCTTCTGACCTCCACTCTCTGACATGAAGTCTACCTCACCATCTTCTGTCTCTCGCCAAATACGCAAATAAGAGTTCAGTGTCTTAACCTCTGTGTCATTAGTGTCAAGCTCAATGGTGGTGGTAAGGCTATTTGCAGTTCCAGGTGATACAACGCTGGCAATGCGGAAATATTCAGTTACGTCAGGGGATGGGAATTGCTCGCTATAGTTAGTCAGATAGAATACTACGCTTACAGGCTTACCATGATTGCCAAGAGTGCCATCAGCTTCTATACTTGGACTAAAAACAGCATAATCCATCAACTTAGTTTGTGCATAGTTGTCGGCTTGTGTAATGACGTTCTGAAGGAGTAGGTGAGGTTTTACAAAATCAGCCTCAGTGTCCGCAGAATTTATCATCATGTACTGATTATCGCAGATATTACTGATTAACTCACCGCCTTGGCCATCATCACAGGTCAGCCATGCTTTCACACCACGTACACCATGTCTAAGCAAACCATATACGTTTGTAGAGTCCATAATAGTACGTTCTACACGCATACTATCTACATCTGCCCCAAGCGTATAGGTTACTTCTGGCATTTTAATACCACCATGACCAGTGATAACAACATGCAATGTTTTCTCAACTGTACCATATACCGTATAACTGATAGGGAATCCACTAAGAGTGTTAGCAAACATAGGTGTATAGTAATTCATAGTAGGCTGGAGACGTAACTCGGTGCTTAAATTCACGGTTACAGAAACACTGCTACTTGCTGTCTTCTTTTCAGGTTCCACTACCGAAATACGATAGTTCCATTGACCGTCCTGGAGAAATGGACCAAGATCGAAGTTGGTAAAGTCGGCACTATTCAGGTCAAGCGCATCAATATATCTGTCCTTACCGTCCGTAGGTCTAATCTTAGTATAGCTACCATTTGATCCAGCCTTGCGTGCTGTGACAACTATAGTACCACTGATACCCGCCAAATCATCTATAGTGGTTTGGCCAGCTACCGTTGTGGCTTTCTTACAAGTGAAACGCAATGGAAAAATCAACTTCTTCGACATTGTGGTAGCCTTGACTCCAGTATTCTTGGCTGTCAATGCGACTACATAGGTTGTTCCTTCACCATTACGACTCGCTACTTGAAACGATTGTTTGTTCAACACATAGCTGTCATTGTTCTTATCAAGCAACCAAGCAGCCTTATCTGCCTCTGAGCGGAAAGTTACAACAGTAATGAAAGCATCTTCACTATCATCAAAATAGACAGCTCCCTGCTTTGATTTTAATTGTTCCTTAATAAACGCTTCGACGGCCTCCCCGCTATATGCGTTGGTGCCGTCATCCCATTGCGTGTCTATTGACGGAATGGGCGTGGTAATAACTTTACGTTTTGCCATATTAATTTATTGATGTTTACGCCAAGAGTCAGTGTTGCTCCAGGCCTTTTCTTTAATCCAGTAACTACTACCAAAACAACTATTCACAGCTTCCCATATCAGCTTTCCGCCTTTATAGACTGCTGATATGGTTTTCTTGCCATAATATCTGGCGGTAAGTTCGATGCCGTGTCGTATTATCATTCGTCGTAGATATTATATTCCACGTCATCAAGAAGTTCTCCTTTGCGAGCCATATCGTCATACTGATCCTGAGTGACATACGCCTTCTTGTTTGCAAAGTCAACCAATTCATTGATTTTCTCAACTGTCTTATTAAACTCGCCAGCACTAAGTTTGCCAGCAGAGTTTACACCTTGGTTGGTAGTCTTTTGTTCTATAACAAGTCTTTCCATATCAATCGAATATTATTGGGAATGTATAGTCGAAACTGTCCAGATCCACCATCTCACAACGATACGTTTCACTGGCAGACAACTGATGATTTACGGTAAGAACATTAGCAGGTCCAATGGTTGCATCAAGTTCAAGCTCTCTCTCACGATCGCTTTTACTGTATCGCTTCCAAACCAGATTAAAACGCTCTAATACATAGTTCATATCAACTGGTTTGCCTTGAAAATATACATTAGCAGTAACTGTAGTTTGAACAGTACCATTATGAAAGTTCTGGCCGTTAGAAGAGGTTAAACGTACCTCATAGCCTTGAATGTACTGCTTCTTAACCGTAAACTCATCTGTATATATATTATTTTCGTTATAAGTAATAGCTATTTTGAAGGTAACAGAGCTTTCTCCGTTCCAGTATTCTGAATCTGGGGTAAGAGTTAGGGTAGTGCCATTACCATTTTCAATTGCCACAAACTCGCCATGACGTTTTACATACCATTGGCGCATGCTGGAAGTAGAATTTAAACCAACCTCCTTCAACGACAACGTGATGGCTGCTGGACTACTCTCACTGGATGCAATATCTTTACCTTGCAGAATAGTGAAAGTATCTTCGCCAGTAATAGTTACTTGGCGATAAGTCATACTATCTTGTGCCTCTGGAGTAAGATTATTCCACTCTAAAACAACTTTCTTTCCGAACGATACCTTACCATCTTTGTCCCACTTAATATTTTCCTGAGCTAAATGTCCGCTACCGTCCTGCTTTAACTCAATTGATTTAGTGCGAGTACCGATACTTCCTTCACCATCATAATTCAACTGAAGCAATGGGTTTTGAATAGTACCTCCAATACCTCCACGTGCGAACCATGCGCCATAATCATCAGTATAGTTTAGTTGGCTATCTGTTGCTTGGTACTGGGTGGCTTTATCACCTTTTTCCAACTGAGGAGCTGACAGGTACACAATCTTCTCATCAGGGTTGGCTTCATCTGAAGAAACTTCAATATACGTTGAGTCGCCATACGAAATCAGTAATGACAACAACATGTCATCTTTATCTGACTTTGGTTTTAGCAAATCGAAGTATGTCTGAATGCGATACCACTTATGAATATTGTCTTGTTGTATTTGAACAGTTCCGACTTGTTGATTGTTTTGCTGTATGCCTATCTGACAAACTTGCTTAGCGTATATCCATACAGAGTAACAATACCGCTCGCCAATATGTTTGTCAAGCCATTCACGACTTTGAACACGCATAGTACAAGAAGCTCCTGTACTATACACATTGCCTATTCCTGTAGGGTTGTTTATATGACCATTGTCAATAGTAATATCACCAACAAAGTCTATATCCACAGAATTTCTAAGGCAGTTTCTGTGAATTTTGCCAGCATAGAAAGTACCACCAAAGCCGTTTTCATCTCCTGCGGTTAAAGTACCTGAGATGTGTGCGCCACTTGTAGCATAGAGCTTCTGAAGATATGCGCCATAGCCTTCCAGATTTCCGAACACTGGGTCAACAATACCATCAAGTTTACCAATACGCATAGTACTTGCATCAGCAAAATTGGCTACACTGGAGAGCAAGATAATGTTGAAGTCGCTGATATATAACTGGTCATTCACGTTCATGTCTGCCATAGACAGCTTGAACGTTCTTAGATGTCTACCAGAGTACTCAACGGTAACAACCTGAAACTTGTACTCCCATGATGTAGAGATATTCTCAGTCCAGCTTGCATCTACCTTCATATTGTCAACATACGATAGGCTTGCTTCTGCTTTTAACGAACGACTTGCACGTACCTTATATGATATAAGAACACGCTGAGGGTTCTGTACAAACTGATAGAACTGTTGTGTAAGACCTACAAAACCTTCAGCTGCCTTAGTTTTACGACGAACAGTGAGTAAGCGATGATTGTCCTGAGATGATGGGGTATAGGTAAGCGTAAAATCACTTTTACCTGATACAATATACTGGCGTGTTGCGTCAGTAAAGTTATCCGCTTCAATATTCTCAGGCCACGACAGACTGGCTTTTTTGCCTATCTGGTCGATAATATCCATAAATGGAGCCTCACTATCGGATGCGGTTAGATATAATGCGCCTGCACGATCCACATTAAACAAGTTAGTAATGCGCACAAAGTCAAGTATTTCACCTGTCTTTGGGGCATCGCCATCCAGTAATGCGCCAATAAAATATGGTTGGTCTCCAGCGGCTGTCTTTTCTATACCATATGACAGTACACACATAAGAGAATAGATGATACTGGTGCCATTAACATACTGACGACGCACAATATCACCTGTTTGCAATCCCTGAGTCTTATGAGAGTCCGACTTCAGAAGAATTTTGTATTTATTATAGAGATATACTGCCATTAGTTTACTTGTATTACTTCGTCACCACTGCAACTGTCACTGACCCAAAGTGAGCCGTTAGTTGCTGAGATCTTTTGTACTTCGAGTTCATACGCACGGAGCTTCTTTCGGACGGTGAGTTCATCAAACGTAGCAGCATAACTACCTGTAGCTAAATCGTGAACAATTCCAAAACCGCTACCTGCAAAGCCACTCGCAAACGTCTGAGATGTCAAATTCCCATCAAAGTAAGCATTGCCTGCATATCTAATGCCATCTGACAATCCTTCGAGAAATGCTCCGTCATTCAAGAATAGAGTGTTTTCAATCAAGCGAGTTTTGTATTGTTCACTTTTTATTGAAAAACTTTCGCTCTCAACTGGTTTCTGGAATACAAAGAACTCGCCTTCTGTCCATAAATTCAAGCTGGCAGACCACTTTTTGCTCAAATCTCTGAACAATGAGGTGGTCAAACTATAATAAGCCTTGAAGCCAAGTTCTGTGGTAATTTGTTCGCCATCTAATATGTGTACATAAGGGATAGCTCCGATTAACTCACTATCAGAATTTGCCTTTAAATATGGTCCATGCTCTGTACCTAAGCGCAGATTCTTATGCACAACAACGCCTTGGTTAGTTGCATCAGTGTAATATGTACTAATTGCTGTACTACCTCCATTGCCAGTTCCAGCACTGAACGAATTAGGGAAATTACCATCGCCATATTGTGTGATGATATTGTAATCCCCATTGAAATTCTTAATAGCTGTCTGAAGTGCAATATATTGAGTCTTTGTATTGCCATCAGAGTCACCAAGATTGAGTACACGGCCAGGAGCAGAGAACGATACCGCACCATTTGCTCCATCACGAACTTTCACGATATAATTATCACCGAGCTTCAAGCCATATCCATTAAGGATTTTTAAGTCAGTTTGAAGTGTAATCCATGGCTTAATAACTTGTTTACCCTTCTCGTCAAGCACTGGTTCGCCAGTTTCATTTAGTACATTTTCTCTCTCAGTGTACATTAACTTATGTCCACCAAGAGAGAACCTAAACCCATTGTTTGCAATTAACAAACCATCAGACACAAAGTCGCCCTGGAGTTTGAGATTGCCATAAATATCGGCATTTCTCATCGTCCAGTCCGTATCTTTATTGTTAGCGTTCGTGCTATTGTAAAAGACTTTATCTCCAAATGTGATACCAGCATCGCTTAATATAAGGTTGCCTATTTGTATCTGACCATCTACCGCAATCTTACCATTCAGATTTATGTTTTCATACTGGAGGGTTGCTTTATTATTATCGACAAACAATACCTGATTACCCCCAAACCAAACACCTGTATTTGCCAGATTGAGCTTGCCTTTAAGTGTAGTGTCTTGGCTTACTGTAAGGTTACCTGTGATATTTGCATAGGGAGCGTTATCAACATCGTGAGTGGTCTCAAAAATCTGCGTACCATTGTGACCTGCTTGAAAGCCATATAGCGCACCAAGCGAACCTGTCATATTATCGCCTGTGCGAATAACAAATCCAAGTCCCTCACCATCTGCACTGCCGCTACCACCACTTTTAATGACATCAATGATACTGCTGGCAAAAAGGTAAGCGGAATTTTTCATCAGAATACTTGAATATTCCTCCAGCTTCTTATTGATTTCTGCCATCGCAGTAGCATCTGCCTGACCATCTTCGCCAATTGGCACTGTATTTATAGAAGGACTATCGACCGTCTGGGCAACACGCATGCCCTCATATAGCTTGCTATATAAGTTCCATACGGCACCCTGCTTTTTAATAGTCTCTTCGTTAAAGTTAAGTACTGCTTCTGCCATTACTTCTGTATTTGAACTTTCTTAGTGAGGAAGTTACTATGACTCGCTTTCGCTGACTGGATTTTACTCTTCAAAGCAATAAATTGAGCCATATTAATAAAAGGTTGAGGGCCTAACTGGGTTGTGGTCTTTACTTGCGCAAGGTATCCACACAAATCCATAAGCACATCACATAACGCACCGCCCAGTACTGCATCGTCAGTGCCACTATCTGAACCAACATAAACCGTACCGTTAGTGACTTTGACCTTGCTACTATCCTGCTGGAGTGTAGCTTCAGAATCTCCAAGTTCCAGCTTAGTCTTGTCGTGTGTTACATGGTGTCCTTGTGCGTCAGAAGTAACGATGGTTTTACCAGCTGCGTTGAGTACAGCGGAGCCACCGTTAATTAACTGTTGTGTAGTCTTTTCGTCATTGTCAGCTTCTCCAACTACCTGAGTGTTAATCGTATCTTTGGTATAAGAAGTTTTTGCATATACACCAGTAGGTTCCAATTCCTCCACGTCATGACCCTCTTCGTCATCAGCCTGATACTCTTCACGTTCCCTTACAGCGATTACGACTGATTCATGGCTATCCAACTGGATAACATCTACGTGGGAGAACATAGAGACGTATTCGACACCAGTGTCAGCATCTTTAGACACTACCACCTCCGAATACATCTTAGGAATAATTACCATTCCCTGAGAGTTGTCTTGAAGTGCAGAGATGAGCACACCTTCATGGTAGCCCATCTTCATTTCTCCAGCTTCATCCATTGCGAGCTGAGTGTATTCCTGCACATCAACGGTACCTGCAAGTTCGCCATCTTTATGTATCTTTGCTACATAACCAGTAACCTTGCCTGTACCCCTAACAGCACCAGTATCAGGGCTGACGATACCACGCAACGCAATTTTACGAATCGCATCACGTATTATTTGATTGCTCTGTAAATCAGAAAAACTATTTTTGTGCATTCTGCTGGTCTTTTTTATCTCGTTTGATACAATATGGCATCTTGATTGTTTGGCGATACCCGTCAGTACCAAAAGTAGTATGAACTTCCTCTACCAAATAATAGCCATTCTTACCTGGATAGCGGTCATCCTGAAGTCTAACTTGCGTAGCAGTGTGTAATCGCAAATCCCCAAACAATGTGAGAGAACCTTCAATTCCGTTGGCGTTATAGCTCTCCAAATACTTGCGTGCTTCCTCAAACAACTCATCCTTTGTTATTGGAATTTTGCGTGAGTGGTAGGGGATTTTGGTATAGAGCTTCATGTCAACTTTATCCTGTGCCTTACTGAGACATCGAGCACCAGCCTTCATAGCCTTCTTACTCAACTTTGTCTCATTTACAACACGGTATTTGTCTTTTACCTTATTGGGGTTATTAGGGTCATACTTCGGATTGTATAACACGGTAATGTGCATGAATTTATAATTCTTATCCACACCCTCTGCTTCTACGGCAACATGTTTCTTCTCAGTTACAGTCAGATTTAAGTCATTTGTCGCCACATGATAATCAAACTTAATCACTGGGATTTCGGATGGTTGCTTGACAGTGTTGATAATAGAATCCTTACCAGCCTTACTAAAATAACTTCGTCCAACTGCAATACAAGGATTTCCACTATCGTCAAATGTTACAAACGAGTGTAGCCCAAACTTAGCCCACTCAGTAAGCACATCAGCCACACTAAGCTCAGGGTCAAGGTGAATCTTACCAAGGTCATAGTTCTGTGCCTTAGAAGCTGGAAGGAGTTTTAATCCAGTGCCTTGTAACAACTTGTACTTACCAGTGCTTGATAATAGTTCGTTAACAGTAGCTTTGCTCTTGATAGTCACCTTTGGGCAGCTCACATTCTTTAAGCCACTGGCGAGGTTTTCACAGTGTAATTCAATAGGTGTGTCAACGCTAACCTTCGTGATATATCCGTCAAACACCTGATGTTTACATGCCTGTTCAAAGCGGTTGCGAGCATCAGTATCGTTAAAGATGTTCTTGTTATTGTTGCGAACCTTACCAAGCTCGGCAATCGCTGGATCCTGAGTATAACCAAGCAGAATGCGAATACGCATGCCAGTCTGGAAGTCTCCAGTAGAAGCGATGTAACTGCTTGTACGCACTTCTTCAATAACACCAGCATCATCCACGTTAGCTTTCAGTGAATTGTCATTAGCAACTTCTTTCTCATTCTGACCTGTTACAGTCTTACGGATAACAGTACCACGTGGAAACTTTACCGAAGCAGTACCAATAAGTTTCTTGTAAGTTTCTTCCACCTCAATACTTTGTACCTCAGTAATTGTCATAGCATTCTGAGGCACTTTCATTATATTTTTACCTTCAGGCTTCCACACCTGAATCATACAAATCAGAATGTGGAAGCTGGGTAATTTTTCTTGCGACTTATTAGGCATCTTTATTAGTATTATTCCACCCTGTCAATGCGTCTAACCCCATACTGCCAGCATTCACAGCGGCTGTAGTGGCTGCATTGGTGACTGTATTGATGGCTGCATTAGTGACAATCTGAGCGAGTTTATTTTTAAGAACTAACTGATACCACTTATTAACAGGACTAAGAATCAATTCGCTATTCAATTCCTGAATGGTATCTTTAACAAGTTTAATCTCTTCGTCAGGCTCTACAGCAACACAACTGAAGCTGTATGGTTGAACGTTCATGTATTCCTGCTTATCAAGGTTAAAATCCCTAATAAGAATCTGCTTGACATTCATGTTACCAAAGAAATGACTGTTCACATTGATAATGCCGTTGTATTGCATAATCTGAAGAAAAGCCTTAACCTTATCTTCGGGATATACACCTGGTTTGTCTGAAACGATAGAACCATTCACTTGGAACTGAAAATCACCGCCAGATACAAGCTCTTTGCGTGTATAATCACGACCTGTTACTTGGGTGAGCACTATGTTCTTGTTACTGCTCATTGAAATCTCTGGAGAGAGGTCAATATGGTATCTTGTAACAGTGGTAAACGTCTTCATCACTTGCTCGCCGTCTACACCAGTATCAACGTCATTAACTGTGACTGTGTCATCACCGTCATATGATAAGATAAGGGAACCTATTACAGGGCTGCCGTATTTATCTTTGGCTTTAATTATATTGCCTTCCTTTGTTTTCAGCTGATTGTAGTCCTGCATCTGCACAGTGCGAGTAGAGATAAGTTTTGCATATCTACTTTCCTGCTGAGCTCGCACAGTGTCAATCATTTGCTTTTCAAACTTACGTTGCATGGTTGGTAATATCGCCTTAAGCTCACGTTCTGCTTTTTGTACCAAGTAACGCTTAGCTGCAAACACAAGCACATTTTTATAAGCTCGCTGGTAGATGTATTGAACATCTCCAGCGTTCTTATTTTTGTGTACTCGATATGCAAGATTTGTCAGCATGGAGCCAGCTGCATCACCAGCCATAAACTTCAAGTCGCTCCATACACCATTAATCAAACTCATTATATCTTGTTTTTATCGTTATACTATTAACCATTCCAGCTTTCATCAAAGTCGTGTACAACATCCACGAGAGCTTGTGTGAGCTGGCCTTTCAAGTTGTCAATTACCATTGCGTTATCCTTGTTGGTCAAATCAACACTCTGAACATTCATCAGATTACCAATACGAACAATTACTTGCTTCGGAGCAGCGTTCTGAGAAGTATAGTGGTTTTTGTACCGAGATGAGTCTGCACCAAGAGTGGGGATCTTATGAGGCTTATCTTGTGATGGATCGTGATTAAAGTTGAAACCACTTTTATTCTGGGCGGCTGCTCCAACCATCTTTGCCATAGAATTGTCTGAAACTAACGGCATGTATGATATTGCTGAACCATCATCAAGAACTGCTTCCCAATTACTGCCATTATAGCGATATTTCTGACGATTGATAGTCTTTACCTCACCATAATTAGCACCAGTACCATTTACTTCCGACCTTGCTCCACCAGGTAAGTTATTATACCATATCTGAGCTAATGCTATGTTATTCAAGTTGTTAGTGAATCTTAATAAGTTCTCAGCTGCATTCTGGGCAGGTGTTGGCATCAAATTCAGAACCTGCAAGACGTTCTGAAACTGAGTCTGCAATTGTGTAAGGCTTTGAGTATCCTGATTAAACTTGCCGTCCTCAAAATGAAGACTCTTGAGCCATGCCTTAATTGTTTCATCACTGGCAGAAGAGAAACTGGCCAGAACTCCTGCAAGCTGCACGTCCATTTTCATCATGAACTCAGTAACTTGTTGTTCGCTAAGAGTTCCAGCTCTCAATCCACCATAATAGCTTTCAGCCGCACTCCATACTGGCGCATCTTTACCAAATATAGGAGACATTAACGCTAATGCACCTTGACGATATGGATAAGACATTGCAATTTTTTGTCCGTTCCAAACAGAAGCATCTTTCAAGTCTTCATAGCCATAATTAAATGAACCTGGGCGGGTATCGGCAGATGATTGACCAAGGTATGCACCATAAGCAAAATTTTTAGCCCATTCATCTCGAACTGCCAAAACATCTGAGAGTTTACCATTAGTCATCAGCAATGAACGTAACTTATTCTGGTACTGATCACGGATCATTTTACTCTCTGTGCCCTCAAAACCTTCGTCATACAAAGCGGCCATAGCAGCTAAAGCATCGTTATGGTCGTTAGTTAACCAAGGGTTATTAACCTTGACTTCTTTACCGTTATGGTCTTTCCAATACCATCGACCTTCCATGGTGGAGAAAGGGTCAGTTATCTTCCCTTTCCTATCTCTATATGACACCAAGCCAGGTTGAAAGCCGTTGATTTGCCTTTGTGCCATAGCACCCATATGAGTTGAGTTAATCATAGAGTCAGCACCGCCTGCAAGACCAAGTATGTTATCTAATTTCTGACGGTCTATATATTTACCTTCATCATTCTTAACTTCGCCATTCTTCAAGCCAAGCTCTTCTTTTAGCAAATCAACACGTTTCTGCGTAACCTCTGTCAGTGATAACGCTTTGTTGTAAGCAAGCTCGTAATAGCGATCTGTGACACTCAAACCTTCTCCAGATAATACGCCATTCTCCACCTTTGTAGTGTCAATCAATTTTTGCCATGCCTCTTGGCCCTCTTTAGCAGCCTTCGATGAAGCAATAACCTTATAGGTTAAATAACCAAAAGCCAGAGCAGCTGCGGCCGCCCAGCCATACAAAGGAACACTGGAGAGCATACTAAACCCAGCCATACCAAGCAGACCACCACCAGCTGTAGCAGCCATATTCCACCCTGAACCTGGTTCGCCTATTTGGCTACCAATAATACCACCAATAATACCACCAGCACCACTTAACAAGCCTGATGTTCCTGCCATCATAGAAGCCACACCTTGGTTACGCATCGCCATACTTTGATAGCGCAACATTGTATCACGAGGTATATTACGATGCACGTTACCAGCAGCAGTGGTAAATGAACTGAAACCGTCTGCTGGAATACGTCCTAATCTCATTAAACCCCACCCATGAGCGATTGATGCCGTGGTTGCGTTCCACTGACCCTTGAAAGCAGAAAGTGAACGCATGCTTAATAACAATCTACCGAGCGTAACGGTAAAACCGCCTACGCTTCTTGTGGCCCCTATCAGCAATCCTCCAAAGTTCATTAACGAACGGAAGATACGCAACGGAATCAAAACAGCAGACAATTTGACCTGAACTTCAAGCCAAAGTTTAATTAGTGGGCCAAAACGATGGTAGGTTTCTAATAGTGTTTGAGTGAACTCTTTAAACATTTTAATCAAGCTCATCAACATCTGTGCGAAATCCTCCATGTACTTTTTTGCCTCGTTACTTCGCAACCAGTTCAAAATCTCCAGCATAAAGCCACGAATCTGGCTTTGCATTCCTTCAAATGTACCAAGTCCATTTTCTGTAAGCTGAGAGGTGATCTGTGCCCATAAACCTTGAATGGTATTTTGCTTACCAATCGCCAATCTATTTGACAAACCTTGTGAGGCATAGTTTTCACGAATAATGCGATTCCATTCGTCAGAGTTCTGTGCCAACACCACAGCACCAGGAGCCGCTGTAATACGGAACAACCTGGACATCTCTTCCAACCCTGCGCCCTTAGCGTTCAAATCACTGAAGATTTCGTTGATTGGGCGAAGCCTACCGTCGGCACCTTTTGTTGATACACCAAGAGCTTTCCATTGTAGTTGTTGTTTTTTAGTTGGGTTGACAAGGTTGTTCATAATCATACGCATAGTAGTACCACCATGCGAACCTTGCAAACCTGCATTACCAAGCACACCTAAAGCTGCGGTTGCAGTTTCAAAGTTTACGCCACCAGAATTAAGGATTGAAGCAGAATATTTATATGCCTCTGCCAACTGTGTCAACGTGGTGTTCGCCGATGTAAATGTCATCGTCATCACATCGGCTGCGTTTCTGATCTGGTTAGCTTGCATACGGTAACCAGTCATAATGTTTGTCACCATATCTGCGGTGCTACCCAAATCGGTATCGCCAACCAACGCAATATCAGCAACTGGACGGATGGCTTGGTTAATATCTTCAACCTTAAGACCAGCCATAGCCAAGAACTTTGAAGCATCAGCAACCTCTGGAGCTGTGTATTTGGTAGCCAAACCCACATTACGAATAGTACGTTCCATTCCACCAAAGCGTTGATTGAAATTATCACGCATATCATGTGACTGAAGGATATTGCGAGTGGTCTGGATGGTATTGTCATACTGAGTGGCATCACGTACAATATTGCTCATCAAGGTACCTAAACCTGTGATTCCATACATAATACCCATACCTTTCAGCATATCAATAGCTCCGATACCACCAGAGTCAATCATTGATGGACCTAATGCTTTATACGCATAGTTTCCTCCACGTACTGGTTTACGTGCTCCAGTATAAACCGAACGTGACGCAGATGTTTTGGTAGATGCTTTGGTAGATGTTTTAGCAGATGTTTTGTTTGATGGGGTATTATCACTACCTCTACCACTACCTCCTACGATTGCACTTCCAGTAGACGCACTACTTCTGGCACCTCGACCAGAACCTTGACTAATTGCAATGGTACGATTACGCTTTGCAAGACGGTCTATCTCACGCAAGCGATGTAATACAGAATCAAGACTGCGATTCGCATTACCAACATTGAAATTTAGTTTATATGACTGTTTAGTGAGTCGTTTTAAGCTGGCTGTTAGCTTATCAACTTCACTCACAGTCTTAGCCAACTGATTGGTTGACGCTACAAACTTATCAATAGCTTGTATTGCGGACGTCGAGTTGACTTTAATGTTATAATTGACAGTATAATTCTGTGCCATTTCAACTAATATTCTTTTTTTGAAGAATAGAGCTTTTGGTAGGCTCTCGGTTAATAAAAAATACCCTCATCACCAAAAACGGCAATGAGGGTTAAACAAGTTACGAAATCATACCAAGTGCATTTGCTTGTTGTGTGATGACTTGCTGAGAATGAAGCCACTGCGCATCATTAAATATCTGCGCAAATTCTTCGTCACTCAAAGTCTCTATGTCTACACCTGGAAAATAATGTCGAATGAAAATTAATCCTTGACGGAAATGGTCATCTTTCTTTACTTCCCAGGTTTCGATAAATTTACAAGCTGTCCGTGACGTACCTCGATAATGTTACCGAGCTGAGCCATTGTACCGAAGAGGAAGATGTCGTCGTCATCTACCAACTCCTTATCTCCATCAACGAAACAATCCTTAGCAAGACCACGCATTGCAATAGCGTTGTCAGCCTTCTGAGAGATGGTTAAAAATTTAGAAAACGCAGCGAATGTAGGACGCTTGAAATAGCCTATATAAACTTCTTTCTCATCGCACTCATCGCCGTCTACAACTACAGCATATACCTTCTTTAGTTTTGGGTCTGCCGCTTTCAGTTCCTTGATCTTTTCATCAACCTGCTTCTGAAGCTCGGCTGATACCATGTTTTCATTTTCGTTCATATCTATAAAATTATATAGTTCGTACTATAAAGGAATAGAACATCGTATTTCTATCGGTTTGTAAAATCACATAAAAAAAATAAGGCGAACAGAAAATCTGCTCGCCCAGAGGTGTTAATTAAATATCCTTTTGATAGTCTACACCGTATTGATGATAATGTCAAACGGATTCAATTCAAACTCTTTGGTTAGGTTGGTGTCATCCTGCTTAGCATCCATACCATCCTCACTAAACACACAGCCCTTTAGGGTTACGGTTTCAGTAGTCAGGTCTGTCAGGCTGATATTCTCACCAACAGGGTTTGCGTAAGAAATAACCAAGTCAAACTCACCAATTGCACGAAGACTTGACAAACCGCCTCTCAACTGAAGCTGGGTATTGTAGTCCATCGTAATCTTCGCAGAGTGCTCGATGTTACCAAAACCACGGTTTACACCTTTACCACCAAGACCGTAGTTAGTCTGGATGTTTTGCTTTGTGTTCCATTCAATAGCACTTACGCCCACAAGAACATGAGGGTTTGGGTCAGAAGTTCCAGTAAGACTACTTGAAGTCAACTGAATCATAGACCAAGAATAAGCTACGTTATTGATTGTTGCCATTACTTATAATTTTTAACGTGATACAACAAGTCCTTCGGTTACCTCGATTGACTCTGCGCAACCAAGAGGAACAAGTGTGTAAGAGAACAATAGTTTCTTGTTGCGGAGTACATTTTGGGTAGCAGGTACTGTGATAGTTCCTACGCCGCTAATCTCACCAGCAGTCTCCATAGCTTTAAGGCCATAAGTGATAAGGTTAGTGTACTCAGTAATTTGACCAGCAGAGAGTTGTCCCTTAGCAGGGTCGACTTTCACTGGAGAGTTAACATAAGGTAGGAGAGCAGCACGAGTGATACGACGACTCTTGTTGATGGTACGGTTACGTGCAACAGTGCAGTAGTCGCCATCAGAACAAGTGCGGTCCTTAGTATAATATACATGACCTTCCAAACCTTCGTAAGTACGCAAGAACACATAACCTTTATCGCTCAACTCATCGGCTTGTGCCTTAGTCAAAGCGGTGTAAGCAGTTGTGTTCTTTAACATGTTGTTCTCGATAGTTGAGTCACCGAATCCCATCTCGATACCTGCAACATGGCTGGCAAGATCGAACTTTTGTACCCATGCAAAGCTCTCACCTACAGAAGCTGTAGAGAGGCAACCAAGCAAAAGACCAACAGTACCAACAGGAGTAGTGCTCTTAAGAGATGCTTGCATAGCCTTTACAGTAGTGTCCATAGACTGACCAAGAAGTACTGTCACATAACGAGCACCAACGATACAGCTTGGAATCTTACTGAATACAACCTTGTTTTCATCACCTGAAGCGGTCTTTACTTTACTGCTGTTAGCAGAAAGAAGCAAACTTGCAGGAGCGAAATAGTCGTTAGCCATTTGGCTAAATACTGAGTTCAAGTCTCCAACAAGGTTAATAGAATAGGTTTGAGCAGAAGTGTCCATGTTTTTCCACAAAGGTTGCTCAGTCCATACACCAAACTGATTGATGATACCACCTGAAGCACGTTGCATATCAAGTACAGCGTTCCAATCTTTACTACAGTCAGCAAAGGCCACAAATAAGCGACCTGTGCCACCAGACTTAGAGAAGAATTGCTTGATATGGAAATCAGGAATACCACCAAGTAAGTCAGTTGAAACACCACTACTATCAGCAGTACCAGTGTAAGGTACGATGCCGACCTTAGCAGCGTCTTTGTATGAGTTCAACTCAACTACGGTGTTCTTCAGATGATCAGCGGCTGCCTGTCCCTGTCCTTTAGTCCAGAAATCAGGTTGGCCAGAAATATCGAAGAGTAGGCCACAGAACTTTTCGGTACTGGTAGGTGTGTGTCCACCAATATTACCGTCTGTGTCTGTCATAAATACATTTCCTAATGCCATTGTATTGGAATTTATTTGTTAAAGTACGGATTCTTGTAGAGAACGGCTCTGCCAACCAAATCGACTGGAGTGTCCTTAGTGAACACACTTCCGACAGCGTCAACATATGCTTCGTCAAGCTCAGGAAAGCATTTGAGAGTTTTTAGGATGCCAGCATCCGTAGGCTCAACAGCCCCTGTCTCTGTTTTTTCTACCTCACCCCCTGTTTCTGGGTTTTCAACTGTTTCTGGGTTCTCAGTTGTTTCTGGGTTTTCAATTTGTGTTTCTCCAGTTACTACTTCGGGAACTCCATTGACTTTGTTTTCTTCTTCGTTCTTAATTCGAGCCATATTGATTTAATATATAAAAAAAAAGGGGAGCGGAGTCTCGGCCCCACTCCCCAGGTTATTGTTTAATTAATTGTACACTCACTTAGGCGTTCTTGTAAGCAGACCAAACAACTATCTCGCCAGGGCGAACGATGTTAACGTCCATCTTCATGCGCATTTGGAAGAAGTAGAGTTCAGAATTAGCCTGAAGTCTCTCTATCTTAATGCTGTCTTCGTCTGTAGCGTAGTCAACAGCCATCCACAAGCAAGAGTCTACACCCTTAGTGAACTTACCGAGGAAGATTGTGCTTTCAGGCACACCATCGATGATCACGATTTCTTTACCCTTGAAACGACGCTTGTTAACGTCAGCGTTCTCTGTGTATTTGAAATCCTTGCTTGATATGTATTGATCGTAAAGATCCCATTGTTCCCAGTTCATAACGAACTTAAGGTCACGGCTCTTACGTACACCCTTAGGACACTTCAACCACATAGCATAGAGTGCTTTTTCAACTTGTTCTCCAGTAGTAAGTTCAGTGTTACCAGCAATTACTACTTGACCTGAAGCCTTTTCGTTTGCAGAAGCAGCGGTAGCAGTGTTCGCAAGAACACGAGCAAGCGCACCATCAAAGTACTTCATAGGACCTGCGGCAGAAGCACCACCAAGGTCTGTTGCGTTAGTAGGCTTAGTAATAGTAGAACTTACGCCGCCCTTCTTACCACTCCAGATACAGTCGTTGATGTACTGATCTTTACGGTCGATGAGAAGACGAAGCATAGTGCTTTGTACTTCAGGAGCTAACTCACGGAATACAAGTGGACCTTCTGGTTGGAATGGGCGCCAGTACTCTTCAAAGTCACGAGGATTGAACTCCAAATATACCATGAAGTCTTGAGGTTCCAAGTAACGTTCACTGTTAGAGTACTCGCCAGAACTGTCGCTACTGATACCAGTAGAAGCTGTAGGGGCAGTAGGAGTAGGTTTGTTGTCTTGAATAATTTGACCTAACTGGATGTGAGGAAGAGTGAGTTTCTTCTGAACACCAGGTTTGATGTGGATAAGACCCTGTTCGTAGGTGTCATTACCATGCACGGTGTACACGAGTAGGTCCTCAAGAACCTCACCACTGTAACCGTTAGCTGCAAAATTAATTGTTGCCATTTATCGGTATTTGTTTTTAGAATTTCTCAAATTCAACTTTCTTTCCGAGCACCTCAGCCACTTTCTCTTGCATTTTTGCCTCAGCGTCCTTTAGAGCTTCTTCAGTCTTACTGACATTCTCAGGGTCATTTGCAATAGCGGAACCAATGTTCTCACGAGCAGGGATAGATGCAAGGGTAGCTTCTACAGTAGCAAAGTCGGCATTAGCCATCTTCACCCAGGCTTCTTTAGCACTGTTTTCAATTTTACCAGCATTGATAGCTGCGTTGATTGTAGCTTCAATCTTAGCTTCAAACGCTTTATGTTCAGCGTCTTGATACTCTTTCAGCTCTGCTTTCACACTATCTAATTCGGTACTCAGATTAGCAATCTCTGCCTCCTTACCCTTAAACTGTATTTCAAGCTCGGTGTATTTAGACTGAATTGCCTTCATCTCACCTTCAGCTTTCACCAGCTCACTGATACGGGCTGAAATGCCTGGCATCTGAACATCGGTAGAAAGTCCAAGTAGTGCGGAAATCGCACCGAAAGTCTCATTTTCGTTCATTTCCTTTACTTTTGGTTGATTAATAATTGTTATATCATTTTGTTTATGAATAGCTGATACTACTTTTGCAAGTTTATTTTCATCCAGCTCAGCGCAAATGCCAGACATAATGTTTCGCAAGTCTACCTTGTTTTCCACACCATCAATCTGACTCTTTACCTTATCACGGACTACCTTAGATGTTTTCAACACATGGTCCTTGTCGATGAATCCAGCTTCAACAGCACTTTGAGCGGTAAAAAAGGTGCCATCTGCATCGCCTTCACCATTCATAATGTTCTCTACCTGCTCTTTGGTCATCCCAAAACGCTTACGGTAAATGGTGGCAAGTTGGTGTTTGAAAGCGTCTATCATCTGCTTAGTATTGTCATCCATATTCTCTTTACAATTACAAGAGAAAGGGTTGTGAATCATCAGCAACGAGTAGTCGTGCATAAATAAATTATCTCCAGCAGCCCAAATAACACTACCCATGCTGGCAGCGATTCCCTCAACAACACAATCAGTCTCGATAGGGCACGCCTGGATGATAGAGAAAATGTTCATGCCATATATCACGCTACCACCTTCAGAGTTAATCATAACAATAATCTTGGAAGGCTTCACATAGTCTTGCAGAAACAAGAACTCCTCTTTGAAGCTCTCTACCGACGAAAAGTCCACTCCACCAAAGAAGCGAATAATTGCTGGTTCGTCTTGTTTGACTTGACCAACAACATGTTTAAGATTGTTAATATCCATTGCTATATTTGTTTGTGAAAGAATAGTTTAACTTATTTAAAAAAAGGTTAAGCCGCTAATCGAATTTCTCAAAACGGGCTACGTCCTCAAAATATGGGCCTTGCCAATTCGGTATTCGTTCAGGATTTGCAATCTCATTTTGGTCACTTGGCTGAGTGAATGGGGGTTCTGTTAAATAAACATCTGTATAATCCTTATATGCGTATGCACTATAGTCTCTGAACCAAATCTGATAATCAATCCAATAAGGTTGTAAGCCGTCGTCAAAAGATAATGGCTGATCCCAGTATGATAACTGGAAGTGTGATACCAATGGTGGGAAATTGCCTTTCTTGCGTTCAATTGCGGAAACAATCTTCTTGTAAATATCAAAACCTTCCGTTTCGGTATCATCATCACTGTTATTCAATCGGTTTAGCACATAATGAATACGCATAGTACCCTTAGATTCTGCGATACTCGATGTACCAACATTATTGTAAATGTTGATATAATGAATAAACACAGCAGGGAAGGCGATACCATACTCTTCATTCAATTTTGAGCCTTTAATACGAGCCAACTGACCGTTGTCTAATTTGATAGTCTTAAAATATGGTGGGCTATCGGGGTCGCTTGGGTCTTCCTTGATGGAAAGCAAAATTTTCTTGACAGCATGATAAGCGTCTGTCATAGGATTAGACTCTACTGCAACTTCAATCGGGGTACGTTCACGCTCTTTAGTCGTAGGTTGTGACTGTTGAGACTCTTCTACTTTCTTATTCTTTTTTTCTACAATCATTACAATGGGAATCCTTTGAAAATCATTGCTGATAGTTTATCTAACTCGTCATCCAATACACTGGAATCACCCATGAATTGGCGTTGTGGCATATTCCTTATACGTCCTCTACGCACACTGCTATTTGGGGAGTTGTGAATTTCTGCATAACAAAACCCACGATGCCTTGCGGTATTTGCAAAACCATTAGGGTCGGTATAAATCGTCACACCACCATCTCCAGATCCACGTTGATCCATGTGTTTCCACTTGATAGAGTTTTTTAATGATGAAGTTTGTACCATTAATGGATGACTACCACGTGTGCTTAGTGAACGTGGGTTCCAAGCAGTACTATTATCGTCATTAAATCGCTTCATATCAAATGACTTTCTGAAAATATCTTGCGCAGCCTTACCAGCTTTCACTTCAAAATTCCACACATTCACCTGAAACATATGGGGTTTGTGTTGCCACTGAGTGATGAGCTGGCGTGGTGTGATTGATATTCCACCACCTCCAGCTTCAATAGGTATGTTAGCCATTACTCAAATACTTTTTCTTTATATTCGATGCAATCTCTGACAGCTTATCGTAGTGCTGTGTATCAACTTGGAAATATGGGTGTTCATCTGAGAAAATACGACCACCGTTAGCCACACTTTCTTTGAATGTGCGATTAAACCACTCAGGCATCTCTGGTATTCCAGAGCCTTCCCACTTAGCCTGTACTTTACCCATTACATTGGTAGAATCTTCTACTAAAAAACATCTACACTGATGTTCAATTGGAGGAATTAACCATGATGGGAAGTGCGAGCGTGGTGCTCTGAACCCTTCGTACTGTAAGTGCCAAGGTCTCACACGCTCATCGCCCTGTGTCATGTATGTGAGAATAGTTTCAGAAGCTATGTGTGCAAGGTAAGCAGCTACAATCAAGGCATATTCAATATCCATATTCTCAACACTTGCATATCGCTGGTTGTAGGTGATAAATAACGATTCAAGGTATTCATCAATATTACCTTCACCATCCCAGTCGCTTAATTCAGGGTCGAAAATATCATCAAAGTCTGGTATTTCTCGTGCCATTTGGTATTCTTCAGCAGTAGAGAAATCTATGATGTTATCAACAGCAGCTACGAGAATATCACGGTCAACACGCTGTTCATCTGTTAAATCATCAGCATTCTTGAGCATCTCCAGCGCATCATCATAGCTAATACCATAACCATCAAATGCGTATCGAATAGCAATATCAGCACGTTCTTCAATAAGTGACTGTAAGCTGTCCCATTCGCCATTTTCGTCCTTTATGCTCTGAATTAAATCATGAAACAACAACAATAGCTTCTCATACTCTTTTTTCTTCCTATCATCATCAGCAACAGGCTTACGGAGTGCTTGTATTTGGGAGAGAAGAGACGCACTTACATTCTCCTCTCCTTCAAAAAATTTGTCACTCCACGAGGATGGCCGTATCTACGCAGGTACTCTTCATCAGTCATGTGGCGTACGGCACCTTCGGTAAAACCATTTCCATCTTCACCTCCACCAACAGGGGCACCCATAATGTTTAGCTGTTTTTTCACTTTAATTCCAAATTCGCTTTCAATAACATCGGGTTCAATTTCCCACTGCTCGCAAATATTCTGGAAGAGACGAATACGGTTTTCATCAGACATTTCAATGCGCTTAGAGTACTTGAACTCCAAACCATCTTCAATGTAGCCCATTTTCACTAAGCGAGGAATAATAGCTTCATTCATCACCAGCTCAATATAGTCACGATACATCTCTACACGGTCACGGAAAATATTTTCGTGAGCTTTGGTAGAACCTACATAAGACTGGGTAGCACCAGCCATTGACTCTGAACCAAGCAACAGATTTGAGACATCTTTATCAACAAGAGCTATCAAACCAGTGAAGATATGTTCTGAGTTCGACATTGTAAATGCCTTAATGTCGATTTCATCATCTAAGCCAGTCACCAGCACCTTATTTTGAGCTGCGCTGGCGATTTCATTAGCAAGACGTTTACGGTCAGGGTCGCTGTCAGCACCAGTCTTACCGTGAATTATAGGTTGACCGTAGGTATGAGAAAAGTTCACGTAGTTAGCCATCGTAAACTTCTTAGCAAGAATGCTTGGGGTGGTAGCTGAGAACAGACCTAATGTGCCATCATTGATGAGTACATAATAATCTGAGTATTGTGGGTCATCAAAGTTCCAGCCATTCTCCCATATTCCCTGACGGCGCACAATACGACGCTGGTCAGCAAGTATGTTTCGACGCTCAATAAGATTTACAGTCTTTAACTTACCTGTGCGATCGTCTATATCTGGAAGAATCTCCAAGCCAGTGTATCCATACATCTTAGATTCAACAATGCCACGAATGATTTTGATGAACTGGGTGCCTTGAATTTTCTTAGTTTGTTCCACATCTATTATATAGCGTCCCTTATCACTCTGGCGAGCCAGCATATAACGTTCACCGAGAATCTGTGAGTACAGTGTCTCCATAACTCCTCGTAAATGAGCGTCTTGCTCCATACAAGCATCATAAAGGTCAATCAATCGACCTCTATCATCCAGTATAGTGCCATTATTCAGATGACGATACGACGATTTGAAGCGGCAGTGACGTTCAATCTCTGCTACGTACTCCTGAATTGTCTTTTTGCTGGTTCTGTAAAAAGACTCCAGGAGATTGGTATCTAATTTGTTAACTGTCTGTACACTCATTAGTATAATACTTTTTTGAAGAATAGCTACTTAGACCATTT